TGACGCGGGGCAGTGGTATTGGCAGGCGGAGGCCACCAAGAGCGGCGAGCACATCACGCTTGGCGCTGGCCAGCTGACGGTGCTGGCCAACATGAGCTATGCGGGCCAGCCTGCGGCGTTTGATGGCCGCACGCAGACGCAGAAGGACCTCGATGCGGTGCAGGCTGCGATCCGCTCGATCATCTCGGGCGGTGCCGTTGCTGAGTACAGCATCGGCAGCCGGCGGCTGAAGAAGATGGAAATGGCCGACCTGTTGACCCTGGAAAGTAGCCTTAAGGCTGAGGTGAAGCGTGAGCAGAAGGCGGCGTTGATCGCCAACGGTCTTGGCAATCCTCACAACCTGTTCGTGAGATTCTGATGGGCGTCCGTTCTGCACTGCGCGAGCTGTTCCGCCGCACGCCGGAGACGCTGCCAGCACCACGGCGGCGGATGTATGAGGGCGCCAAGGTCAGCCGACTGACAAGCGACTGGGTGACGGGCGGCACCAGCGCCGATGCCGAGATCAAGGGCAGCTTGCCGAGATTGCGCAACCGCTCGCGCCAGCTGGTGCGCGACAACGACTACGCGCGCCAGGCGATCCGTGCAGTGCGCAACAACGTGATCGGCACCGGCATCAGGATGCAGGCGCAGGTGCGGATGCAACGCGGCGGCGGCCGGCTGGATCAGACGGTGAACGATGCGATTGAGAACGCCTGGGCGATGTGGGGGCGCAAGGACAGCTGCCACACGGCTGGCCGGCTGAGCTTCACCGACATCGAGCGGCTGCTAGTGGGCTCGATGGCCGAGAGCGGCGAGGTGTTCGTGCGGATGGTGCGCCAACCGTTCGGGCGCAGCAAGGTGCCGTTCTCGCTGGAGATCATCGAGAGCGACCTGCTGGATGACACCTACACGGGCGGCAGCACGGTCGAGGGCAACGAGTGGCGGATGGGCGTGGAGCTGGACCGCTGGGGCCGGCCGGTGCGGTATGCGTTCCTGACCAAGCACCCTGGCGACAGCGGTGTTGGCGGGATGCCGGTGAGCGCCCCGCGCCATCGCTTTGTGGCGGCCGAGGAGGTGATCCACCTCTACCAGATGGACCGCCCCGGCCAGACCCGTGGCGTGCCGATGCTGGCCAGCGCGATCCAGCGGCTGCACATGGTGGCCGGCTACGAGCAGGCCGAGGTGGTGCGAGCACGCGCCAGCAGCGCGCTGATGGGCTTCATCACCAGCCCCGAGGGCGAGCTGATGGGCGATGAGGTGGTGGACGGCGAGCGGGTAAGCAACTTTGAGCCGGGCGTGTTCAAGTACCTGGCGCCGGGCGAGAGCGTGACGGTGCCGCAGCTTGACGCGCCCGATGGCCAGCTGGAGCCGTTCATGCGGGCGATGCTGCGCGCGATGGCTGCCGGTGTGGGCTGCAGCTACGAGACGATCAGCCGCGACTTCAGCCAGACCAACTACAGCAGCAGCCGGCTGAGCCTGCTGGAGGACCGCGAGAACTGGAAGGCCCTGCAGCAGTTCATGATCGAGAACTTTCACCGGCCGGTGTTCGAGGCATGGCTTGAGATGGCGGTGCTGAGCGGTGTGCTAAACCTGCCGGCCTACGAGACCGACCCCGAGCGCTACCGCCAGGTGCGGTGGATGCCACGCGGCTGGGCATGGGTGGATCCGGCCAAGGAGGTGGACGCCTACAAGGAGGCGGTGCGCTGCGGGTTCAAGACACAGGCCGATGTGGTGGCCGAGCAAGGCGGCGACCTGGAGGAGCTGCTGCTGGCGCGCAAGGCTGAGGTGGATCGTGCGGACGAGCTGGAGCTGTATTTCGACAGCAACCCCGAGCACGAGCATGAGGTGGCCGAGACGCCCGAGCAGGAGATGACAGAAGAACAGCCCGAGCCGGCCGATAATGTGGAAGACAACGTTGATGCAGAGGACAGCGATGGACCTATCGCGTGACCTTGAAGGGCAACTGCTGAAGCGCTCTGAGGTTGCTGACTTCACGGTCAGCGAAGACGAGCGCAGCATCGAGTTCCCGTTCTCCAGCGAGTACCCCGTCTCGCGGTACTTCGGCAACGAGGTGCTGCAGCACGACACGCGCAGCGCTGACCTGAGCCGCCTGAACGATTCGGCGCCGCTGCTGTTCAACCACGACCCCGACAGAGTGATCGGTGTGGTCGAGCGCGCCTGGATCGACGGCGAGAAAAAGCGTGGCTATGCCACGGTGAAGTTCAGCCGCAACGCCTTCGCACAGGAGGTGCTGGCTGATGTGCGCGACGGCGTGCTGCGTAATGTTTCCTTTGGCTACGCAATCAGCGAAATGGAGCAAAGAGGCAGCGGCGACTTCGTTGCTACCAGCTGGGCTCCTTACGAGATCAGCGTGGTTAGCATACCTGCAGACCCCACTGTGGGTATGGGTCGGTCACTTGAGACCGATCCTGCGGCCACAGCCGCATCACCAACCCCCGAAACAGAACCCGAGGTTCCGATGGAAAACACCCCCGATCTGACGGCGGTGCGGGCTGAAGCGGCTGCTGAGGCTGCTAAGGCCGAGCGCGCCCGCATTGCTGGCATCACCGCCCTGACCGAAAAGCACGGCATGGCCGATCTTGGCCGTCAGCTGATTGAAGGCGGCCGCAGCCTTGACGAGGCTCGCGCTGTTGTCCTCGACAAGCTGGGCGCCAAGCCGGTTGAGACCGTGGCTCCGGTTGAGATGGCTTCTGAGGAGCGTGCCTCCTACAGCCTCACCGCTGGCATCCGCGCCATGCTGACCGGCGACTGGTCCAGCCGCGAGGCCGGCCTGGTGCGTGAGCTGAGCAAGGAAGTGGAGAAGTCCGGTGTCGCCAAGACCACCGAGCGTTCCTTCTTCGTGCCGTTCGCTGCTCTCAACCAGCGCGCCACCTATGTGACCTCGGGCGCCACCACCGGCGGCAACCTGGTGCAGACCGATCTGCTGGCCGATGACTTCATCGAGTTCCTGCGGAACAACGCCCTGATGCTCCAGCTGGGCGTGCGCACCATGCCTGGCCTGGTGGGCAACGTGGCGATCCCCCGCCGCTCCGGTGTGGCTTCGACCTACTACCTGAGCACCCAGACCACCGCGATCACCCAGTCGGAGAGCACCTTCGACCAGGTGACGATGAGCCCGAAGAACCTGGCAGCCCTGCTGCAGGGCACCCCTGGCATCGAGGAGCTGGTGCGTCGTGACCTGACCGATGGCATCAACCTGGCCATCGACCTGGGCATCCTGAACGGTTCTGGCTCCAGCGGCCAGCCCACCGGCATCATGCAGACCTCCGGCATCGGCTCGGTGGCCATGGGCACCAACGGTGGCGCGATCACCGTGGAGAAAGTGGTGGATCTTGAGTCTGCCGTGATGCAGGCCAACGGTGTGGTGAACGCCGCAAACGTGGCCTACCTCACCAACTACAAGGTGTCTGCTGCCCTGAAGAAGCTGCGTGCTGGTGGCTCCACCACCGGCGACGGCCCCTTCCTGGTGAACGACCAGCTGAACGCCATCGGCCGCGGTCCTACCCCCTCCAACCTGAACGGCTACCCTCTGGCCCTGACCAACCAGGTTCCCTCCAACCTGACCAAGGGCTCCAGCAGCGGCGTTTGCTCCGCTCTGGTGATGGGTGACTTCAGCCAGGCCATGGTCGGTTTCTGGGGCAATGGCCTGGAAATCACCGTGGGCGAGGACCAGGACGACTTCAGCAAGGCTCTGACCAGCGTTCGCGGCATCGTCACCTACGACGTGGCCGTGCGCGATCCCAAGAGCTTCGCCGCCATCCTGGACGTGACCACCTGATAAGGAGCCGGGGGCGGGCAACCGCCCCCCTTTTTTTCGATGAAGGTTCTGATCGCAAGCGATTGCGCCGCACGCGGCCAGTATCTGGAGGCCGGTAAGGTCTACCAGCTGGATTCTGATGTGGCTGCCGAGCTGCTCCGCATGGGTCGCGCTGTTGAGGCGCCGGCGGAGGAACCCAAGCCGCGCACCCGCAAGGCCAAGGCGGAGGCCGCCGATGGCGCTGACTGAGGACCTGGCAGTATTCCTGAACGACTTTGGCGTCAGCTGCACCGCTGGCGCTGTGACTGCATTGGGGCTGCTGGACATGCCCACGCAGGTGGTGGCGGGCGAGATGGTGCTGACCACCGACTACACCTTGACGGCGCGCTTCGCTGACTTCGGCGCGCTGGTCTACGGCGACAGCATCACGGTGGCCGGCTTGATCTACCAGGTGCGCGAGGTTCGGCAGCTGGACGATGGCGCCTTTTGCGAGATCGGCCTGATGCGCCTGTCGCCTGGCCAGACGGCACCAGGCGGCCAGCCGCGTGAATGGAGCATTGGCGACTTGGCTGATGTGAACATCAGCAACGCTCAGCAGGGAGACATGCTGATCAACGATGGCACCAACTGGGTGGACACCAATACCATTGATGGAGGAGGTGCAAGCTGATGGCCACCACCCGGCAACGGATCCAGCTGCGACGGGACACGGCGGCCAACTGGACCGCTGCCAACCCTGTTCTGCTGGCTGGTGAGGCTGGCTATGAGACGGACACCGGCGCGTTCAAGATCGGCAACGGCAGCTCAGCGTGGTCGGCGTTGGCCTATGCCAGCGGCAACCGTTTGCAGGATCTGACGGATGTTGCAGTGGGCAGTCGCGTTGACGGCAGCCTGCTGATTTACGAGGCAGCCACTGCGAAGTTTGTTGCCAACGACATCAACACTAAAATCACACTGACGGACGGGGGCAACTTCTAAGCCATGGCCAACACCCTACGCATCAAGCGCCGGACAAGCGGCGGCACCGGAGCCCCCTCCAGCCTGGCGAACGCAGAACTCGCCTACAACGAGGTCGATGACGTTCTCTACTACGGCAAGGGCACCGGCGGCGTAGGGGGCAGCGCCACCACGATCCCGGCGATTGCTGGCCCCGGCGCGTTCTTGACGCTGAGCACCACGCAGA